TTCTATGAAACTTTCTAATTTTCCTGACTTACTATACAAGTTTACAAATTCAAAAGTTAGTGACTTAAAATCATTGAGTTCAAAAGAATTCATAAAATTCATAGAAAAAGAATCCTCTTTAACAGACACAAAGAGAAATAATATCATACAATACTGTAACGCTAACGCAAAAGCATTGGACTCAGTGTTCTCAATAGCAAAAGGCATTATCGCGATAAAAGACGATTTAATAAAGCAACTAGATTCTCAAGATTTGGGAGTTAAAGCGTCAGTTGGAGATATCGAGGGTGGTGAAGGCTACGTTGTTGCTGATCCAAAGGGCGATATTAAATTAGTTAATCGTGCAGGATTTTCTGCAGCAAACAGAGCAGTTCAAAGATAATGACGCCAAAAGAAAAAATAGCCCTCCTACAAGATTTCGTGGAATATTGCGAAAATGCCTTAGACATAAAGAACTTACCGAAGGTAAAATTTGTTTTTGACAGACAGTGGGCTACCAACATGCACAGCTTTGGTAGATATAGAAATGGAGAAAGAGATGTGACTGTCTATATGAGAAATAGAAACATGGCAGATGTACTTAGAACCTTAGCACACGAACTAGTACACCACAAACAAAACGAATTAGGTAAACTAAAACCTGATAGTGGTGTAACAGGATCAGAAGTAGAAAATGAGGCAAACGCAAAAGCCGGAATCTTAATGAGAGATTTCGGAAAAGAGCGAGAGGAGATATTCGAATCTGAGAGCCTTAAGCTGGCGAACATACTAAAAGAAATAAAAAGAAAATAAGATGGAAAAATCAGTTTTGAAAAAAGAGTTTAACAAGAAAGATGTTCAAAGAATGAGGAACATTATTTCTGGTAAAACAGGAGCTGCTACGCAGACTCTTACAGGTTGGGAAAAGAAACATACAGATCATACAGAAGGAGACGTTTGGGAAGAAGATGGACGCACCTGGACTATAAAGAGCGGAATTAAGCAGAATGTTACCAAGCTAGACGGCATAAAAAGATTGGTGGTGCTGCCAATAGCTTGCCCCAACTGTGGTAAGCACATGAAACTTACCGAAACCAACAAAAAGATGTACTCAATTCACAAAATGTGTTTGGAGTGTGTAGTTAACATGGAGGCCAAGATTAAATTAGACGGTAAATGGGAACAATACGAGAAAGGCATCGTTAAATCAAATGCATTGGCAAATCTAGTTGACTTCGAAAAGGCTGTAGACTCGTGGTACCAAGAAAAAGACTCGTTTGTATCAGAATCAGGAGAAGTAGAGAACTGGCAAGGCGGAGATAAGACAAAGATGTACGAAGAGATCAAGACCAGACTACAAGAGATGAAAAACACCGATATTTATTAATAAAATTTTTACAAATGCCAGCGGTATCTAAAAAACAACAAAAATTCATGGGAATCGTTCACGGATTACAAAAAGGAACGGTTAAACCATCAGAGGTATCCAAAAAAGCACAAAACGTAGCAAAAGACATGAAACCAAAAGCAGCAACTGACTTCGCATCAACAAAACACAAAGGCCTTCCTACTAAAGTTAAGAAAGAAAACGTAGACGGAGCAATAGATACTCTATACATGGTTAAAAAGCCTTTCGATGGCTGTAATGCTAGCTCTTTAGTAGCTCCATTAGACCCTTTACAAGGCGCACAAGATCAAGCAGATCAAGTTCATGGAGTATTTCCAGACCAAGATCGAGCAATGGCTATCGCTGAAACGCTTTACGAAGAGTATTGCACTAAGATGGAAGCTCTAGAAGAAAAGAAAGGCGCTGTAACAGGCAAGATCTCTTCTGCTATTGACTCTTTAGAGAAGAAAAGAAAGGAACACGTTGACATGGCTAAAGCCGATCCTAAGAACGCATCACAGCACAAAGACAAGATTGCTATGTTAGCTACAAAGATCGACGATTTGATGAGTAAGCTTGAAAAAGTAGAAAGATCAAAGAAAGCAAAAGAAATTGACGCTAAAAAAGATAAAAAATAATGGAAGAAGTAGCAAAATTCATATCGAATCTATTAAATAGTCGCCAACAAGCTCACGTATATCATTGGCAAGCAGTTGGAGAAGGCTCTAACGCTGTTCACGAAGCTTTAAACGAATACTACGATAAGATTGTTAAAAAAATAGACGGATTGGTTGAGTCTATTCAAGGTCGTAACGGCATTATTAGAGGATACAACCTAGAATTCGCAGTTAGAGAAGACAATAAACCGTTAATCTACTTCCAAGCGTTGGTTAAATACGTAGAGGCCGTAAGACAAAGATTACCTCAAGACTCTTACGTACAAAATCAAATAGATGAGATCGTAGATTTGTTAGAAACAACTAAGTACAAATTAGAAAACTTAAGATAGTGATTAAATTAGGTAACTTATTAAACGAAGTGCTTCAAGAAAAGTCTTGTTGGAAAGGCTATATCGCTAGAGGTACTAAGAAAAAAGGAGACAGAATGGTTCCTAACTGCGTTCCTTTAGAAGAGGAAGAGCAATTAGAAGAAGCCAAGTATCAAGGTCGCACAGTTACTCTTAACAAGCCTTTCTTAACTCCTGATGGTCCTAAAAAGAGATCAGTGTACGTTAAGAACGAAAAAGGAAACGTAATTAAGGTAAGCTTCGGTCAAAAAGGTGTAGCAATTAAGAAACACTTACCTAAACATAGAAAATCTTATAGAGCAAGACACGGTTGTGATAGACCAGGACCAAAATGGAAAGCAAACTACTGGTCTTGTAAAGCCTGGTAAAATATGATAAAATTAAAAGACATACTATTAGAAATGGGCTCGATGACAATCGCGCCTGTTTTGGATTTATACGATACAAACCCAGAAAAAGTTTCAAGCGTTCTATTTCCTGGACAAAAATTAAAGTCTAAAGAAGATATAGAAAAAGAACTAAGAGGATTAGACTATAATGAGTTCAGTCAATTTAGAGATGAACTTGGAGTAGAGATAGAAGAGGCAGAAAGAACTAAAGCAGGTAGAAAAGTAAACAAAGCCTATCTTACTAAGAATAAGTCCGCAATGAAAGGAGAGATCGACAGAGTAGCTAAATTAAGCAACGATGATCCCTCAGCTTACACTAAATGGGACGCAGATTACGCAGACAAAGATAAAAAGAAACCTTACAAGACAAAAAAATCAGCGGCAACTTCAGCTTACGAAAAAAGATTTGGCGAAAGTATCAACGAAGGAGATGCAGACACAGCTTTAGCTAACAAAGCAAAAGCAACTGGCATTTCAAAAACAGTTTTAAGAGGCGTATACGATAAAGGACTAGCTGCATGGAAAACTGGCCACAGACCTGGAGTTGGACAACATCAGTGGGCAATGGCAAGAGTTAATTCTTTTGTAACTGGAAAAGGCGGAGCAAGAAAAGCAGACAAAGGTTTATGGAAAAAAGCAAGCAAATCGAAAAAGAAATAATAATGAAACTTAAAGACATTCTTAAAGAGGCAGTAGCCGAAATCTCTTACAAAAATTCAGGATTAAAGAAGCCAAACTTAGCTGACTTAGATAAAGATAAACAAATCTCTTCTTGGGAAAAGAAAAGAGGCGGAGCTATCGAAAAAAACATGAAAACTGAGTTCAAAACGCAAGCACCTAAGAAAGAAGGAATTAGATTTGGTAACGAAGAGAGACCAATGGAAACAATGCCATCATTATCAAGATCAGAGATGAGTGCAATGGATTCTAGAAATAATATATGTAAAGAGTGTGGAGCCGCTATGATGTACGAAGATAAAATGTGTGCAGAGTGTGGATATACGGAAGAGGAAGACGGTGACGCTACTTCTTTGGAAGCAGCTCTTATAAACGGACCAGTTAAAGACGACGAAGATGCATATTCTGAAGGAATGGATCACGAAGTTTCAATGGCAAAAGCCAGTTTACAAAATATTGTAAGCAACGCTAGCGCATTAATGAATAAAATGGGTGACGAAGAGATTGATATTCCAGCTTGGGTACAAGATCATATTACAAACGCTGACAATTATATTAGTCAAGCAAACGACGGATACTACGAATACGAAGCAGGTGAGAATAACGAAATTCCTGATCAAGAAATATACGAAACAAAAGGAACATCTATTTTTGGTGCAGATGATAAACGCGGAGATTATCCAGTTGGAGATTTAGAATATAGGAGACAAAAAAATAATCAAGCACTAGCACAAAGAAAGAATAATTATCCACCACCCACAGAAAAAGTTGTATTGACACAGAAAAAAAATGCACGCAAATGGAAAACATGAATCTAGATAAATTAAAAGGCCACATACCAGACAAAGTAATTGAACAGATTCCTGGAGTAATGGAGAAATTCCAAATCAATACTCCATTAAGATTAGCTCATTTTCTAGCTCAATGCGGTCATGAATCTGGTGGATTTAGATTGACAAAAGAAAACTTAAACTATTCTGCAAAAGGTTTGAATGGTATTTTTAAGAAGTACTTTCCAACATTAGAATCAGCTTTGCCTTATGAAAGAAAACCTGAGAAGATTGCTAATAAAGTTTATGGAGGTAGAATGGGTAACGGCGCAGAGTCAACTGGAGATGGCGCTAAATATTGTGGTCGCGGTTACATCCAATTAACCGGTAAAGACAACTACACAGCATTCGGAAAATCAATCAACGAAGACATTGCAACTAACCCAACATTGGTTGCTGACAAATACGCTTTGTTATCCGCTGCATGGTTTTTCAATAAGAATAAATTACACATAATGGCTGATGGCGGTGCTACTGATGCTGTAGTTACTTCAATCACAAAGAGAGTGAACGGTGGAACTATCGGATTACCTGACAGAATCAAACATTTTAAAGAATATCACGCATTGTTATCATAATGAATAAAGACTTACACATACTAAAGGCAATTCTTTTAGAAGCTGACGAAGAAGACAACGTTAAAGACAAAGAAAAGGAAGTAGAGAAAAACGACGCTGAAGAAAAGGCTGACGACAGAGCTAACGAAAAAGATGACAAACCGGATTCTGCTTTCGATAAGGACCCAATGGGTTTTATTCTAAAGAAGTATCATACGTTGAATGAGCTATTGGCTGAATTAATGACTCCGGCTTTCAAAGAGTACATCACTGCGATATTCATTCAATCACCTAAGCCAACTAGTTTTAAAATTGTTTTACACAATAGTCAATTCTTTTATTTATCTTACATGGGAGATGACATTTATCTAGCCATAATATCTGGTAAGAGACATTATCTATCTAGTATTGGTGAGAAAGAAAGAGCGATGAAGGGCATTAGTAGATTATTACAGCAAGGAAGCCCATTAAAAACAAAAGGTCCTGAAGGCGCTGAACAAGGTACAAGACCGGAAGGCGAAGACGACGGTAGCTTAAGCGGTGGAAATAATAACGGAGGCGGAGATCAAACTGGAGTAGAAACCGCGCCGGCTGCAGAAGAAGGAGGCGAAACAGAAGAAACAGAACCACTAACAGAAGCGCAAATACTTAAAGGAATTTTAACGGAAGCATTTACTGTATTTCCAAAATCAGAAAAGGAAATTAAAAATAAAGACATTAAATCTTTATTCACGGCAGTTAAAGCGAATACAGATATAGAAGATCCAATTGCTTTGGACCCTGAAGTGCCTAACGCGGTTAACATTACAAGAAAATTACAGACAGATAAGAAAACTATCGCTGCAATTAAAAAACTAACAGGTCAAGATATAAGCGATGGTAGAATTAAATGGAACGGACTTTCTATCAAATTTGGAGAAGGTTCAAGAGGTGGTAGAGGCGTAAAATCAAAAGGTTTAGGATTCGAAGGAACACTAACTGCAGACTTGGAAAATCTAAAACAAAACGGATTGAAAGATGCTAAAGACTTCAATCACCCTACTTTAGTTTTAGAAATGGCAAACGAATTAGGATTAAAAAAGGGAAATTTTGATGTAATTCCAGAAGGAAAAAAGAATCAATCAAGACCTCTAAAAATAACTGCTAAAGGACCAGAAATTGCATTCTCAGCAGGAACTGCAGCAGAAACTTTAACAGACATCACTATTAAGAAGGGCAAAATGCCTTATTATATATCTGCTAAATTCGGAGGAACTTTAACCTTCTTCAATTCAGGAATATCTACAATATTACCCGCAAATGAAATAAAAAGCGGAGAAATAAAAAATGAATCTGGAAAAATTCTTTTAAAGACTTTAGGAATAAACAACAAATTATTCTGCCAAGTATTTAACGAATATGGCAAAAAAGGATACGTTGGACCAAAGAAAAAAACTACTCCAGACGTAGCAAAATTACAGCATCTAGTTAGTTCTGGTATAGGCGAAGGATACTATTATGCTCAAGCAGGTAAAGGTAGAGACCTATTTTTTGAGATAGATAAAAAATACAATAAACAAGCCTCAACGATAACATCTCCAGTAGTTGTATACTATGGAGGAATTGACGGAAAAGGAAAAAGAATAGATCTCGTATTTGAATCTGCAAAGTACTTCTTCAAAGTTAATATCAGAAACAAACAAGGTGGATTATATCCTACCCATATCATGTGTGATTACAAAGCTAAGTAATACCACAAACTTTAGTTAAAAAGTATCAAGAAAATTTATTAAATTGGTTATATGAAAAAGATTACGTACGGTGTCATGAATACGATTGATGGCATAAAAATCCATTACATCCAAGATCCAGGACAGAACAGAAAACCTCACAATTTGAAAGGCCCAGCAATGATTTACGCTGATGGCAAAGAGGAATATTACATAAATGGTCTTAAAATGACCCAGGCCCAATTCTTATTAATTAGTAAAAAGCGTATTTATAGCCCAATGGAAGAAGGGGCTTAGTGACATATTTATTAGAAAATAAAAAACTATGAAAATAGCAGTTAAAGGCATTATCGCCTTATTTTTAGTGGCAAGTGTTTATTTGCTCTTCAAGGAATTTGACGGAGTTAGATTTAAAACAGAAGCTTACGAGAATCAAATAGAACAATTAGCCGTGCAAATAGATTCTTTACACGGACAGAACGACAGTTTAGAAACTACTATTCAAGTGGTAGAAAAAGAGAATTTAGTATTGGAACAAAAAACAAAGACTTTATCGTCTAAAGTAAAAGAGCTAAAAGAAGATAAGTCAGAATTAGAGGCTGCAGCTAAAATGAGACCTCATGAGATCGACAGTTTCTTTGTTGTAAGATATGCTGAGCAATACAAAGTAGAAACAAAGGACACAACTATATTACCAGTCCCAGTATCTAAAGCAATCGTTGTTGATTTAGTAGATTTCGATAGAACTAAAAACATTGTTTTAAACCAAGACAGTTTAATCACTAACTTAGAATCTACAGTAAACGGTAAAGATAAAGTCATTGTAACTCTAAGAACTAAAGAAGGCAACTACGAATCAATCATACAAAAGCAAGTAGAACAACAAAACAACTACAAAGTAATGGTTGAAGGTTTAAAAGGAGACATTAGAAAATTGGATAGAAAAAATAAGTTGAATAAGATCACAAAATTTGCAATGGGAGCCCTAATTATAGGTCTTGCTGTAACGCATAAATAATGTCAGAGAGTCAGATCGATATAAAAGAAAGAATTAAGCACGAGTTTATAACTTGCGCTCAAGATCCTGTATATTTCATGAAGAAGTATTACATGATCCAGCATCCACAAAGAGGTCGAATGTTGTTCGACCTTTATCCTTTTCAGGAGAAGGTACTAACTCTATTTCAAAAATATCCAGAATCCATAATCAATAAGTCAAGACAGTTGGGTATCTCTACTCTAGTGTCCGCTTACTCTTTGTGGTTGATGATATTTTCAAAAGATAAGAACGTTCTTGTAATTGCGACCAAGCAAGATACAGCAAAGAACATGGTTACAAAAGTTAGATTCGCTTACGATAACCTTCCAAACTGGATGAAGATCGGAGCGGCTGCAACCTCTAACAACGCATTAAGTTTAAGACTAACAAACGGTTCTCAAATCAAAGCTGTATCGGCAGCAGGTGACGCAGGTCGTTCTGAAGCCGTATCTCTACTGGTAATTGATGAGGCCGCATTCATCGACAATATTGAAACAATCTACACCGCTGCTAAGATGACCTTGGCAACAGGAGGTGGATGTATAGCGTTATCTACTCCTAACGGTGTTGGTAACTGGTTCCACAAATCTTACACAGACGCACAATTACAAAAGAATAGTTTTTTACCTATTTCTTTACCTTGGAATGTTCACCCCGAAAGAGCGCAAGACTGGAGAGATAAACAGGACATGGATTTGGGAATTAGAATGGCCGCTCAAGAGTGTGATTGTGACTTCGCAACTTCTGGTAACACAGTAATTCCTCCAGAAATTTTAACTTGGTACGAGGCAAACATGATATCAGAACCTCTCAATAGAGAAGGTCAGGAAAAAGCACTTTGGATTTGGGAATATCCGAAACCAACGAGTTATTACATGGTAGTTGCCGACGTAGCGAGAGGAGACTCTATGGACTACTCTGCTTATCATGTTATAGATACAGAGACATTAGCGCAAGTAGCTGAATTTAAAGCCCAGACAGATACCAGAGTGTACGCCAACGAATTGATAGCGATAGCAACTAGATACAATCAAGCACTATTGGTCATTGAAAATGCAAATATTGGTTGGGACGTAGTTCAGGGCGTGGTTGAGAGCGGTTACGCCAATATCCATTTTAGTCACAGATCGGACAACTCGGCAGACTTTGATAATTACTTAAACGTACATTACGGAAACTCGTCCTTAGTTCCAGGATTCACAATGAGTACCAAAGTGAGACCTTCTGTACTAGAAAAAATGAGAGATTTCATAGAAAACAAAACAGTAACTATAAGATCGATTAGATTATTAGAGGAGCTTCGCGTATTTATATGGAAGAATGGTAAGCAACAGGCCATGTCAGGATACAACGATGATTTGGTAATGGCTTTCGCAATAGGAATGTACTTGAGAGAGACTTCTTTGAGGTTCAAAAGGACCGCTCAGAGTTTGACAGAAGCGACTTTAAACTCTTACACAAAAGTTGGAGACGATAGTCCAATGTACCAGTCCTATACCAATTATGGTCAAAATCCATGGCAGCAAGAGATTGCAACGCCGATGGGAAAAGAACAACAAGATTTAACTTGGCTTTTATAATATAAAGATATGGCAGACAACAAACAAGACAATCTATTTTCGGCGTTAAGAAGACTATTCTCTACTGATGTCATTATCAGAGATTCTGGAGGTAAGAACTTAAGCGTAATAGATACAGAACACATTCAGACTTCTGGTGTAATTCAAACTAACTCGTTAATCGATAGATTCCACAAAGTATACACTACCTCTACGGCTTACGGTGTTAACTTAAATCTAGCACAAAACTATCAATCAGCTCGTGTACAAATCTACGCTGATTACGATGCTATGGATACGGATGCTATCATTGCTTCTGCGTTGGATATTATTGCTGACGAGTGTACTTTAAAGAACGATCAAGGTCAAGTATTACACATCACTTCTGCGGACGAAAATATTCAAAACCTATTAGAAAACTTGTTCTACTCCGTAATGAACATAGAATTTAACCTATGGTCATGGATTAGAAACATGTGTAAGTACGGTGATTTCTATTTAAAATTAGAGATCGCAGAAAAGTACGGAGTTTACAACGTAATTCCTTTCTCCGCTTACAATATCGTTAGACAAGAAGGTTTTAATCCTAAAAATCCAAACGAGGTAAGATTCAAATTCGATCCTAACGCAGCTATCAGTTCTACTACAGGATATACTTCGGCCTACAACAATCAAGATCCAGGAATTTGGTTTGATTTGTACGAAATGGCCCACTTTAGATTCTTGGGCGACGTTAACTATTTACCTTACGGTAGATCTTATTTAGAACCAGCTAGAAAA